TTTTTTTTTGTGTAGACTATAGATTTTAATAGACTTGATATATTGCTGTATTTTGTTACTGGTAAAGCTACTGTAATTCTTTGGACTATAACCAAAATTATTATTTGTTCTCAAATCGTATTTGGTAGGAATATAGTATGCTTGATTCACTATGCCTGACTTGTCTGCATAACCAAGGTCAGCATCTCTGTAGTAATAATAGTAATAGTCAAACCAAAAGTTTCTTACTGCATCAGCATTGTCGTCGTGGAACGAAATGTTTACGCTGTCGTATTTTATTTTGTTTTGTACTATGTTGGGTCTGTTGTAGCTGTTCAGTACTTTAGTATCAATACTAAACTTAGGAAGGTCCACACTCTTGACCATCATACCTGCTTCAATTTGATTTTCTTTTGATATTCTAGATATACTGGGATCAAGATCAAAAAACACATGGTACAGGAATCCCTGCTTGGGTGCTAGTCTAAAGTTATCACCAACAAACAGTTGGTTGGCATGACGATAATCTTTTATATTATCGCTTCCAAATACCTGTGATACAAAATTGTCAAGAATGGCCATATAAATTATTTACCACAAAAAAAGCCCGGATATTTCCGGGCTTTGATGCTTTCTTCTAGGTTAGACTGCGCCGTCACCAGTGATCATTGTATTGACTGTACGTCTTACAGCAGATCCTATACCTTGTTCAGTTGGGCTCTGCATTGCATTATCGAAGCGGATTGTTAATGCGATTGTAGCTGGATCGTTGGTTGCGTAGTTCAGGTCGCCATAATCAACACTGCTCAGCATACATCCGTTTAATTCCCATGTTTCCAATACGGTAGGTGCTTTGGCGCCGTTGCCCCCATCAAGCACTTCATAACGCAAAAGAAACTTATAGTCGTATCCGCTAGCAGCACTGGCTTGCTCTAAGAAGTCAAACTGCTTTTGAATTTGCTCGCCTACCAATTTGCTGATGTTGCCGCCAGCATCATCACGTAGGTTTACTGTGGTTTCTTGCCACTCTGGCTTGCCTTGTAGATAAACCTTGCTGTTATATACATCAATTGTAATAGGGTTAAAGTTAACGCTAGGACGCTTGATATCCATAACTTGCTTGGTTAATTCTAAACGCTTGTCAGCTGAAACACCAAAGTTCTCGAAAGTAACACGGAAGCGATACTTTAATTTTGGCATCAACAGACCTTGAGCTGAACTACTTTGATCAGTTGCTAAAGGTACTGTTAGTCTTGTTAGTGATGCTGTACTCATCTTGTTCTCCTGTTATAGGTATTTACCATAATTTCGGCCAATTATTGGGACCCTTCCGGGCCCCAATATATACCTATATTATGCTCCTAGTTGAGCAATGGCTCCTGGGTTATATAATCTAATTGGAATGTAGATAAACTCAACTGCCTTCATTGGTTCGATAGCGATATCAACATACAACTCGTTTCTTGCGATACGTGTTGGTGTGTTGTTGCTTTCGTCACAAACCACTAGGTAGTCATAGATACCACGCTTGGCAATTAGATCGTTGATAGCACCAGAAATGATTGCTTTGATCTGATCACGTGTGATCTTGTCGTTGGGTTCAAACAAGAATCCATTACCAACTGTAGCAAGGATTGTACGAATGTAGTTCACTAAACGTGCTACGTTAATACGATCCATACTGCTTGCAACAGGGTTACGTGTCTTCTGACCCCATACAACTAAACCAATTCCTGGCAAGTTTGTAATTGGGTTGATCTTGTTCTCATATAGAGTGTCACGCAGACCTTGGTTTACACCAATTGGGTTGTACTCGTTTGTTGTTGGATCAATGAAACCAACACTTGACGCATTGTCAACTAGACCACGACGTGTACCAGCTGGAGCAAACCACTGATAGCTTACGTTGTCGCTGCGGATCATTGTGCGTAGAGCAATGTGGCTACTTGGTACAATGATTGGTTGACCACTTAGGTCGTTAGTTAAAGCAGCACCTGGGTAGTAAACACCTAGGTATGGATCGTTGGTTGTTAGACCAGTTTCGTTGTCGCTGTTGTTGCTCCACTTGATGATATCTGTACCACTTGGGATCAAGCGGAATGGGGTATCACCAATAACGAATGCTGTATTAGCACGATCATTGTTTAGACCAACCATGTTCTGAATTAGTTCTGGGTAACCAGGAGCTACAATCAAGTTGAACTGATACTGATCTTCACGTAGGTCTGTGTTGGCATCTACTGCTGCTTTTAGTGCTTCGATAACCAATTGACGTTGTGCTTGACGACCGGCCCACATAGAACCATTGTTCTTTAGACCGCTGCTGCTTACCCAAGCATTTAGCTTCAATAGTTCCCAGCTAGAGTTGCTGGTTGGTGCAGCTTGACCAGCAGAAACGTTGGATGTAGCAACATAAACTGTGGTACCCACAACAACTTTGTCACCTGCAGAGTAAGCATCATCGGCTGTCCAGTCGTTGATGTTAAAGGTATCTGTGTTGAAGTAGTTTGACACAAAACGCTTGATGTTGTAACCGCTACGACGTGTGTTTAGTAACAACATACCACGTGGGTATAGTCTGTAGTCAGGTGCATCTAGGTCTAAGTAATTGCTGGTTAGCAAATCAACTACATCAGGGAAATCAGCTGATACTGGATCAGTTGTACCGCTTGTGTCCCAACGTGCATCAGCAAAGATAATACCGTTTGGACTTACTTGGTCTGTGTTGTCAATTGCGATCCACTTGGTACCGTTGTAACGGCTTAGCTTAGGCCAATTTTCTAAATCGCTTGTATCCAACCATAGATCACCAGCTACTAGGTCTGTATCATCTGTTTGTGTAGTTGGACGGCTTGCGCTAACAATAACACCACTTGGGTCAGTTGCACTTAGATCGTAACCACGGCTGTCGCTAGATTCAAGTTGATAACCTTTCCAACCGTCAGTGGTGTTGATCATGATATCAACTTCAGCTGGGCCACCTGCGGCACCGTAGTACCATAGTGTACCATCATCGGGATCTTGTGTTGGCTCACTGATACTATGTGTGTATGTCAATGGTTCCCATCCAGATAGCTCTAATTCGCCATCTTGATTTACAACTACGCCACTGGTGCTGGCACTAAATCCAGCATTAGCAATCGCTGTGTTGGGACTGGTTTCGCTTAGAACGATAACACCACCGTATAGGTGTGTTAGACTGATTGCACCATTTGCTTCAACTGCTGAGGTAATTTCAGGAATGTTAGCAGCTAAAATAGCTTCAGGGAATTTACTCTTAGAACTAGAACCAGTAATTGTAACTGTAGCAGTTGATAGTGTGCTCTGTCCAATCTTGCTGTACTTTAGTGTAAATGTATGACCAGGTGTGAAAGGAGCTGATCCAACTACTGCGCCAGTTACTTTTGTTACACCAGTGTTAATTCTAACATATGGCTTGTAAGTTACCAGACCTAAGTTACCGCTATCATAACGAACATAGATAGATCCGGACTTGATATTGTAACCACCACCGCTGGAATCTAGACCATATGTTGCTAGGGTTGGTGTGCTGTATAACGGAGCAGCAATGTTGGTCCATGTGTCTGTTGTAGCAGCGTAACGCTTGAATACTAGGTTAGCGCCTGCGCCAACTGCACTGGTCTTAACAAAGATACTGCCTGTTGGACGAGGTACAGCATCTGTACTGCGCCATGCAGGAATATTTACATAACTGCCGAATTCGACCTTGGGGTTAGCATAGGTCTTTGGTTGTGCAATACCTAGGTCAGCTAGTGGAGTACCACGCTTGTTGGAGATTGAAATCTTACCGTCAGCAGTTGAACCATTGCTGGCAGCAGCATCTGTAGCATAGATTTCCACTTTGCCGTCGATTACTGCGGCAGTAACACCAGTAATAGCCTGTGCGTTAATTTGGCTAACCACAAAACTTGCTGGCTTGTCTTCGCTCTCACTACCCACAACAACATCAGTGTTGTTGATTGTAATTGTTGGAGGATATGTTAAGTTACCAACAGTAATTGAATCCTGTGCTACACCGCTAGCAATTGTTGCTTTAACTGTAGGCATTGACTGCTTCCATGCAGCTAGACCCACTAGGTTCCAAACGTTACTGCGGTTCTTCTTGTAAAGAATCCAGTTGTTGCCGTTGATACTACCACCGTTATCTGGTGTTAATACAATAGCGTAGCTACCAATACTACCAATGCTGGCAGAAGGAGCATTAATAGTACCGTTACCAAACGGAATGTTAGTAACTAGATCGCCGGGATCAGTAACAATTAAAGGAGTTTTCTTAGCAAATTCGCCGTCTGTTGCGTTCCACTCGTAAACACCCCAGTCAGTATTGGCGCTGATGTCAAACCAATTTGTGTTGTTTGCTACTGCGCCAACTGGGCGAACGCCAGCTGGTTCAATTTGTGCTAAGTCAACATCAGCACGGATAGCATACAAACGATTGCCTACGCCTAGTGCAGAGTATGCTGCCATTAAACCGTATTCGTTACGCTCATCACCGTGTCATGGANNGTTACGCTCATCACCGTGTAATGGAGTACCTGCTGTGCTTTGATAGAATGTTGGGTAACCAAATGCATCAGAAAGCTCACGCTGGCTAGTAAACACTTGTAGTTTACCTGCATTAGATACAGTTGTACCACTTGCTGTTTTACCTGATGGATTTGTTTTGTCTTGTGCTGTGGCTAGAAGAACTAAAGGTACAGTTGCGACTGCGCCTGGTACGTATTGACTTTCGTCACTTACTGTAATTTCTAAGCCTGGAGAAACTAGTGCCATAGTATTGTTTCCTTTATAATACTGATATCAATATTTATAAGTAAAGGGTTTTTTTCGGTGGTTACGATGCCCTTAATTAAGGTTTCGCGGTGTAAATACTATATGAGACCGTTATGTCCTACCTGTAATTCACGGCCAGTGGCCATTAACTGTATTAAGAATGAAAAAACTTACTACAGAAAGCAGTGCGATGTGTGCCTGCGAAAAGGAAAGAAGATAAAAGCCAAGCCCTCTGCCTGGGCTCTTAGTGGTTATAAGAAAAAGCCGCAATGTGAGAAGTGCGGCTTTACAGCTAAGTTTGCTGAGCAACTACAGGTGTTCTACTTAGACGGGAAACTAAAGAACAATGCCTGGGCTAATTTAAGAACTATCTGTGCTAACTGTGCAATAGACGTTTACAAAAGCAAATTAGTTTGGAAGCCTGGTATTACACCAGATTCTTGAGTTGATTGTACAAGTGCTCAATTGAGCCATTGTTATCAACAATCTGATTGAACTCTGTCCCGGCCCAACTATATTCGCTGGCATGAATATTTTGTGCTTCGAGCCATGCACTGGCTTTGATATCACCGCGGTTGGCTTTGGTTGCTATGTCGTACCAATGCGGAGTTACACCACGTTGTATCCACACAATCTTGCCGCCTTGTGCTTGCAGCCCACGAATTTCATTGGGGAAACGGCAATCACTAATTACCACGTTGTTTTTACTGTTACGTATCTTGTTTTCTAAGCTAGCGATCCAGATATCATCATGGAAATGATGGCGTAATACATTTGTGCCCCAATTTTGTAATACCCAACGTGGTGTGATGTTTCTGCCTAGACGTTGACTCCACCATTCGTCACGTATTTCGCGCCATTCCCGGCTTTCTTTTGTACGACCTTCTAGTAGATCTCTTTCCCAACCAAAGATAACAGCAACTGCATCCTTAAGAGTGCCAGCGAAACTTTCACGTCTAAACTCCTGAAAGTTCACAACATAATACGCAGCACTGTCGTTTCCGCTGCCATTAAAACCGCATATACCAATAATCCAACTAAACATACAGATGACTAATATCACGGTCTGAACAGTACAATTTACTAAAGACCCGTGTTCAACGAGATGGTTCCACGTTAGCTTTTTGCAGTTTGG